ACTAATTGTACTGTATTGCATCATCCGCAACTAGAAGCAGATGATCTTATTGCAGGTTTTATACAAAACCATCCAAAAGATAAACATGTAATTATTAGTACGGACAGTGATTTTTATCAACTAATTGCTCCTAACGTCAGTCAGTACAATGGTGTTCAAGAACATCATATTACATACGAAGGAATCTTTGATGCCAAAGGCAAACGTGTTAAAGACAAAAAAACAGGCGAAGACAAAGTCATCCCAAATCCAGAATGGCTACTCTTTGAGAAATGTATGCGTGGTGATACCAGTGATAATGTCTTCTCAGCGTATCCGGGTGTGCGTGTTAAAGGCACAAAAAACAAAGTGGGTCTTACTGAAGCGTTCGAAGATCGTAAAAGCCGCGGATTTGCGTGGAACAATCTCATGTTACAGAGATGGGTTGACCACAATGGGCAAGAACACAGGGTCTTAGAAGATTACAATCGTAATGTCACACTAGTTGATTTGAAAGCACAGCCTGCTGATATTAGAGAGCTTATTAACAAAACAATCGAAGTAGACTGTGTTCCAAAAGATGTTACACAAGTTGGCATTCGTATGCTTAAATTCTGTAACACTTGGGATATGAAAAAGATTGCAGATAATATTCAGCAATATGCTGAGCCATTCCAAGCAAAATATCAAGGAGAATAAAATGGCAAACTGGAAAGTATCTACTTACTATAAAAAATCGTGTGAAGAACACGAGCTCTATGTTAAAGACGGCATGACTATTCGTCGTAAGACTGGCTTTCGTTGGGCAAGTTTTTATGTAGAAACTTCAGATGACAATCCTCCAGAATTTGAGTTTGAATTTGTGCCTGGAGGTGATGGTAGAAAAGATAGTGTTAATATGTACAATCTGTCAGGTCCTAATATTGAAAGTTCAGAACTTGAAGGAATGAATGACGGCTGTTGGGAAGATTATGAATGGCCTGAAGAAATGGACGAAGAAGAACAAGAACGTCTAATGGAACTTATTGAAGAAAGTAGCGCATACGAAGCACTCGAGGACGAAGAAGGTTGGATGCTTGACGAAAGTGAAGCATGGTGTTGGGGGCCTATTCTTATTGAAGACGAAAATGGTAATCAAGTTAAAATTGTCATTGCCGATGAAGATGGAAATTGTGTAGAGTTCAAGGACGAATAATGGCACGAGTATATCTAATCAAACCCTTACACAAGAAAAGCATCTGCTGGCACATTGAAATGTACCGCGAAAATGCGGACGGTACAATTAGCTGGGTTAATATCGATGATCATTATCGCTGGGGACAAGGGTTTGTTGAAGAAGACATGGCCTGTAACTTGCCTTTAGCAGATGCTATTCAAGCACACGCACAAACAAATGTAGGGTGGGGCGCAGAGCTAGATGACCAACATGCTTGCTGGTTTGAGTTTAGTGACGATTTCACAGACGAACAAAAAGAAGAGTTTGAAACAGCGTATCACGAAGGCGGTGCTGGATGGCTTTTTGACGGTGAACATGATTGGCAAGTCGAAGATGACTATCTAGTTATTGACGCTCCTTTCCAAGTTAGCCTTTGTGAAGACGATGGTACTGTTATTGAAGAAAATGTAAAACTTCAAACTTTAGAAGAATTACAAGAAGATGTTAAAAAATGGCAGGAAGAAAACAAGGCTAATAAATGGCCATTTGCACCTGATAGCGAAGGCGGAGAGACAGACTAATGAAGTGCAATATTTGTAACGATGAAATTAAAATCAATTGTGATTGGCAACAAGGCCGTTGTCCGCATCGCACACCAATGCTTACAGATTATCATTTTAGATATTTTAATCTTTGGCAAAGCATCAAAAACTTTTTTAGTAAAAAAGATTGCGATTGCGGACATAAACACTAACCAAGGTAATAATTATGACAGAGATACATGCAAAGCCTATTGTAGACGGCAAATTTTGGATTGTAGAACAAGATGGAGAAAAAATTGCTACTCTACATAAAAAAGAAAATAACAAATTTATTCTTAGTAGCGTCAACGGCGAAGTAATGTTTAATAAAAAAGACGATCTTACTAAAGAGTTTGGAAAAGAATTTTTCTTAAAAAGCGAAAAAGTTAAAGTTACATCTGCTGAGCCAAATGAATGTCATGGTTATGCTACTAGTTGTAAACCGTACAACCCAATGTATGATGTACAAAGAAAACTGCCTTTGTTTACAAAATCAAATGCCAGCAAAAGTTTATACTGTGCTGGTTACTATATTATTAAATTTGATAAAGGGTGGGTTAAGAGTCATTGTCCTAAACTTATTACCATCGAACGTTATCCTTATAAAGGACCTTTTAAAACAGAATTTGAAATGAAACAGGTACTTGCAAATGCAAAATCAAATTAATTTAACTCCTTTTACACAATTTATACAACAAGTAAGAAGTGCAGAAGCAGTACAATCAAAAGAAATTAAGTTATCAATACAACAGGCTAGAATGCTAAGTTTAGCCTTGGCAGAATGTATGGATAAACTTAATCGAGACTATGAAACTCTATTTAACGAGCTTAAACGTAGTCAAGAAACCGAGGTTATAACAGTAACTATGGACGGTGGCGGATTTAGCGACAAATAAGGATAAATATATGCGTAGTTAATTAATTGGAATTACGCATTATGAGTCGACCTAAACCAAAAATACTGTTAGAACACACTAACAAAAAAACCTATAAATCTGAACAAGTTTTAGAAGCTGAAGCCATCTGGGCTGTGTTCTACAAGAACGAACCTTTTAATCTAAAATCTTTCAATAGCCTCACCAGTTATCCTGGACCTAAATATAAAAAAGTTTCTTTTTCAAATCCTGGCCACGCACATAATTTGGCAAAGAAATTAAATTTAACTTTTGGAACGGAAGATTTTCAAGTTGTTAAATTAACTCAGGGCACTATTGTAAAATGATTTCCCGAGACGTATTAACAAAAATATTTTTACAACAATGGGGTAAAACTATTGACGAAACAAATGTTAATATGTATTCAAGAACATGGTGGCAGTCAAACCGTGTTGGTAAAGATAATGCCTTTCGTCTAAGTGATAAAGGCTATGAATTTTTAGTAGACGAATTGGAACTTAAAGCATATGAAGTTCCTTTTACAGAACCAATCGAACTAAGTCCCCAAACTATTATATTTTTGGAAAGATACATTGATTGCCCGTACTATCTTACAAACCAAAGTATTACCGTTTTTTCTGAAAAAAAATCTTTTGAATTGTACTTATTTTCGGACGACATACGCAAATTTGGGCTAATTAAAGCCATGAACGAGCGACAAAAAGATTTGGACAGCGAAAAATCCAGTTGACACTTTCCTGGTGTGGTGCTATAATATATACATAGCGTAACAAATTATCCCCTGTAACACACTTTTTAAAGGAAATAAAATGGCAGAAATTCTTAGCCGAACCGTTGGACCTAAAGGCGCAAAACGTTCATTGCGTAAAGCATTTAAAAACAAGCGTCCAATTTTCTTGTGGGGTCCTCCAGGAATTGGTAAGTCCGATATTATTAAGCAACTTGGTACTGAGCTAGATGCTCATGTTATCGATGTTCGCCTTAGTCTTTGGGAACCTACTGATATTAAAGGTATTCCTTATTTTGACAGTAATGTTAATAAAATGGTTTGGGCTCCTCCGCTTGAACTTCCAGACGCTGAAATGGCAAGTCAACATAAGCAGATTGTTTTGTTTATGGATGAAATGAACTCTGCAGCTCCTGCCGTACAGGCCGCGGCTTATCAACTAGTTCTTAATCGTCGTGTTGGTACTTACCAACTTCCAGACAATGTTGTGATGGTTGCCGCTGGTAACCGCGAAAGCGACAAGGGTGTTACTTATCGTATGCCTGCTCCATTGGCTAACCGTTTCGTACACTTGGAAATGGCTATTGACTGGGACGACTGGCAAGAGTGGGCTGTGGAAAATCGTATTCACAAAGACGTAGTTGGTTTCCTTACTTTCTCTAAAAAGGACTTGTACGACTTTGATCCTAAGTCTAGCTCACGTGCTTTTGCTACTCCACGCTCTTGGTCGTTTGTAAGCGAATTGCTTACCGATGATGATGTTGATACAGAAACACTAACCGACCTAACTTCGGGTGCTGTTGGAGAAGGACTTGCTGTTAAATTTATGGCTCACCGTAAACACGCCAGTAAGATGCCTAACCCAACTGACATTTTGGATGGGAAGGTTAAGAAAATGGATTCTAAAGAAATCTCAGCTCAATATTCTTTAGTTGTGTCATTGTGCTATGAATTGAAAGACTTGTGTGATAAAAACGACAAGAACTGGAATTCAAAAGTTAACTGCTTCTTCCAATTTATGATGGACAATTTTGAAACAGAATTGGTTATTATGGGTACTAAGTTGGCATTGTCTACATACAAGTTGCCATTGGATCCGGACGAAATTGCATGTTTCGATGACTTCCATGCAAAATTTGGTAAGTATATTGCACAGGCTACTGAAAAGCAATAAGTTGACAGGGCCTACGGGCCCTGTTATAATATACATATACTGAAACATTAGGAGCAGAAATGGCACATGCCGATCCAATTATTGACAAAATCATTGTAGCACGAGTAGGCTTGTTGTTGCGCCATCCGTTCTTTGGCAATCTTGCTACACGCATGGGTATTAAAGAAGCAGATGATTGGCTTCCTACTGCTGCAACAGACGGTCGCAACATTTATTTCAATCGTGAATTTTTTACACCTCTTACTGTCAAACAAGTAGAGTTTGTAATTGCACACGAAATTCTTCACGCTGTTTTTGATCACATGGGCCGACGCGAAGGTCGCGATCCAAAGATTTTTAACATTGCCTGCGACTATGCTGTTAATGGTCAAATTGTTCGCGATAGAATTGGCGACCATAATTTGCCAGATATCAAAATCTTTCATGATACAAAATACTATGGCTGGAGTGCAGAACAAGTATACGATGAAATTTATGAAAAGTATGACGAAGAACAATTGGCCGCGTTGGGTCAAATGTTGGACGAACATTTAGATTCTGACGGTAATAGTGGTAAAGATGGACAACCAAAATACTCTAAAGAAGAACTAAAAAAAATTCGTGATGAGATGCGTGAAGCTGTAATGCAGGCTGCACAAGCGGCTGGTGCTGGTAATGTTCCAGCAAGTATTCAACGCATGATTAAAGAATTAACAGAACCTAAAATGAACTGGCGTGAAATCTTACGTCAGCAAATCCAAAGTACTATTAAAAATGACTATACTTTCATGCGTCCTAATCGCAAAGGCTGGCACATGAGTGCAATTCTTCCTGGTACTAACTACGAAGAAACAATTGATATTTGTGTATCAATTGACATGTCAGGCTCTATCGGTGATGAGCAAGCCAAAGACTTTTTAAGTGAAATTAAAGGTATCATGGAAGAATACAAAGACTTTAAAATTAAAGTTTGGTGTTTTGATACTGAAGTTTATAACGAAGCAGATTTCGACGGTTATACTATGGACACGTTCATGGACTATGAACCAATGGGCGGTGGTGGTACTGAGTTTATGGTAAACTGGGACTACATGAAAGAACATCAAATCCAACCTAAGAAGTTTATCATGTTTACAGACGGATATCCATATGGCTCATGGGGTGATGAATTGTATTGCGATACTGTTTTTATCATCCACGGTAATAATACTATTGTTCCACCTTTTGGTGAACATGCTTATTACGAAGAAGTTAAAGAAGTTGCATAATGGCACTGAAGAACGGCAAGCCCAACCCGCTCAATTATTTCGACTTACGTAGGGTTGAGTTTGCCGCTCCGCATTTTAAATATACCACTATTGACAAATATAACCCTACTTTGCTTAAAAACCTTGATAGCTGGATTAAGCAAAATCTAAACAGTCGTTACTATATCGGACAAGGTTTAGATTTAGATAATACTAACACGATTGTTTATACAACTCGCATTGGGTTCGAATCTGAAAAAGAACTCAGTTTCTTCACGATTGCCTGTCCCCTACTTCAAACGAGATAATTATATTAGTACATTATAAGGAGATACCATGACTGAGAACGTACAACAAGAAACTGTTCAAGCACCGGAACAAGCTGGTGCAAAAACAGATCCAAGCGAACTAACTATTAACGATCTTAACGCAATGAAAGTTATCATTGATATTGCTAGTTCACGCGGTGCTTTTAAACCCGCAGAAATGACCATAGTAGGTCAAACATATACAAAATTAACTACATTTTTAGATGCTGTTGCTAAACAAGCAGAAGCTTCTAAACAAGGAGCATAATTATGCAAAATTTAAAACATGTAGGTAGAATTAAAGATACAGGTAAAAAAGTACTTGTAGCTTTTAGAACACTACCAGGTGACGCTTATAGTTGTCTAGTTGTACCAACAGAAAATTTACCCGATGAATATCACAATGCTGTTATTAATCTAGTAGAAAGTCCTGCAGCTCAACAAGCATATGAATTTGCAGAAGCATTAGATCGTACACAATTTCCTGACGGAAGTCGTATGTTACCATTCTTACATGCTAACGGACGTTTAGTTAAGGTCAGCACAGCTCAAGTTGAAATGACTCCAGTTGTTGGAACTTCAATTTTGCTATCAGAGCTTAATCAACTAATTGCTGAACAGCGCGGTGTTGCCGTTGATGATTTACATATCAAACCAGACAGTCATGATGTGCCAGCAGAAGTTGCGTCTGCTACAGAACTACCTGCTGAAACAGCTGATGTTGGTAAAACTACTTCTGCTAGTGTAAATCAAACTGCACCTGATAATTTTGATTCTCCAGAAGCTGAAGCAAAATTCTATCGTAGTCAAGCAGATAAGTTAGCTAAACAAGCTGCTGAATTCCGTAGAAAAGCAGAGGAGTTGGTTCCGACCAAAAGATCGAAGTGATTGATCAGGGAAGAAGTCTTCCCAAAGAAGTCGTCGAATGTTGGCCAGAAGTATTTGGAGAGGTAAAACTCAATGTACTACCTTTAAGGTATCTCCATGCTGTTATTATA